CGTGCTTTGGGCTACCCGCGTTGTATGCCGCCGCGACGATTCGGTCGTCGCCATATTTGGCCTTGAGCTCGGCCAAATACATTGACCCCCATTGGAGGCCTTTGCCGGGGTCGATCAATTCAGATAGGTAACCGACGTAACCAAGGCCGCGGGCAGTCGCGCCCATGACTTGGATCAATCCGTACGAATGCATTTGCCCCACCGTCTCAGTCTCGATCGTAATGCCGAGCGATGCGGCATAAGCGTCCGGCTTGACGAGCCAACGGTAGTTTTTCTCGAAACGGGTTTTGCTCGCGATGCCGCCCGACTCCTCGCCGACGAAGGCGCCGACGAGCAGGGGGTCGAGGCCGTGCGCCGCGGCCGTGGTATTGATTGCTAGCCAAGGAAATTTCGACGCCCACGCCGGGATCATGGCGACGCCTGGGGCGCCGGGCACGCTGCCCGGTAACTACGGAATTTGGAAACGAGCTCGCCGAAGTGCGCGCGACTCATGCAAACGAAATTGGCGGCCGCCGCGTCCGCGCAAGCAATGGCGGGTGACGACTCGTCGGCGGCCAGCAGGACGCCCTTGCCGGCGCCGTCCGGCGCGTAAAGCTCGACCTGCCATGGCTCGTTGCGATAGCCGAGGCGCTCCGCCAACCGAGGAATAGCCAAACTACCAATGAGCATGCCGATCGCCAGGATCGCGCCAGGCTTAAGGTGTTTCACGTTCCAGGACCTCCCGGTGGGTTGGGCAGCGTCGCCGGCGCGCCCGAGGGTGGCAGGGTCGCCTTGACCGCCGCCACGATAGCAGCATTGACCTTGGCGCGCTCCTCGGGCGGGAGCTTGTCGAGGCCAAGGTTTTCCTTGTGCTCACGGTAGAGCCGCAAGGCCTCGGCGACGACCGAGAACAGGGTCGCGACTAGGCCGATCATTTCAGCGTCGCGGCGGCAGCGACTCCGCGGCCGATGGCGCTCGCGAGGTCGAGGCCGATATCGAGGAACGTGTCGACCGCGGCATTGAGCGCCGGCGATCCGACGTTGAGATCGACCGCCACTGCGTCGACCAGCGCCTTGCGGTCGTCGAGCGTCATGCCCATCCATTCGGCCTTGAGCTCCGGGCCGTTGAGCGTCGTCAAGCCCGGCACGTCCTCGATGAGCGGCAGGAAATCGGCGGCGCGCGCCAAGGACGACGAGTCGGCCGCCGCCTTGGCGCCGCAATTGGCGAGCGTGACCGCGAACATAAGGACCTTTTTGATTTGCTCGGTTGCCATTGGAAACCTCCCTATTGGTTTTGAGACTGCCGCGCCTGGCGCTCGGCTATTTTCTGTTTCATTCGCGCCTGGTAATCCTCAAAGCTTGTCGCCGCCACGGCGCATTCCTCATGGTCCCGTTGGCGCTGGAAATAGCAATTGAGGTCGCGCACGGCCTTGCGCACCCGGCCGCCGAGCCACGTGCAAGCGGCAACCATGACGGTGCCGATGACTTCCTTGGCGAGGTCATGGACGGTGCCGGTTACGTCGATCACTGGCGCTCCTCGATGGCGGCAAGGCGCGCCGCCAGCGCCTCGTTTTGGGCCTTAAGATCCTGAATAGCTGAGACTAGGAGCGGGATTGTCCGCTCGTAAACCAGCCCCCAGGTCTCGCCCTTGACGACCGCCTCGGGTAGGACGCGCTCAACATCCTGAGCGATGAGCCCCGCCTCGCGCCGACCGCGCGGGTCAGACTTCATGCGATAGGTGACCGGGCGCAACGTCGCGACCTTGGCTAGGCCGTTCTCAATGGGTTTGAGGTCTCGCTTGATTCGAATGTCGGAACCGCTAACCCAACCACTCACGCCCTGCGCAATATGCGCCCGAGTGGCGCCGCCGGCGTCGAGAATGTCGAGCTCATTGGAGGCGCCAGTATTGTTGAAAATCAACCATTCGTTGGTCGCGCCATTGTCGATGAAAAGGTCGGTGTTATTGCCGCTCGCCGCGGTCAGGTGGAAATGCAAGGCCTGGTTACTATTGAATGTCGGCGTGAGACCCGTTTGATCGACCGTGAAAACTTGGACGGGCGTGCCGCTATTGTCTTGTAGTTGAAATTTATTCGATGCGCCGGCATTATTGTAAATCGTCCAGTCGGTCGTGGTGTTATTGACGAGAGCCAAGTCGGCATTGTTGCCCAAGGCCGCGGCGACCTTGAGTACCGTCGCACCGTTCGACGTAAAGGTCGGCGTCGTGCCGGTTTGGTTGATAGAGAAAACTTGGACGGGCGTTCCGCTATTGTCCTGAATTTGAAAGGCGTTGCTGCTCGCCTGATTGTTATAAACCGTCCACTCGGTCGTCGTGCCATTATTGAGCGCAATGTCGGCATTGTTGGCCGACGCGGCTTGGATTTTTAGGGTCGTCCCGGCCGTGCCGGCAAAGGTCGGGTTGTTGCCAAGCTGGCTCACCGAAAAGACAGCGTTGCTCCCGGAGTTGTCTAGGATCTGCAACGCGTTGGATGACCCGGCATTGTTGAACATAGTCCATTCCGACGTCGCGCCGTTGGCCAAAATCAGGTCGGCATTGCTACCACTCGCCCCCTTGAGGTTGAGGACGGTCGCGCCATTCGATTGAAAGACGTGGGTTTGAGAGCTGCCGGCCGTACTGCCGAAGGTCCATTGACCCGACGTGTCGTAGCTGCCGGCCGTGGCGGTGCCGCCGGTATATTTCCAGGTTTGTACGTCATTCCATATTTTGTTGCCGGCGACCGTGTCCGTGCCAGTCGAGAACGCGCCGCCTTGGGTTGCCGTTGCGATGCGATAGGTATTGGTCGTCGAGCTTATGTCCTTGTTGGTCAGGGCTTGCGCCCCCGCTAGGTCGGCGATCGTATCGGTGGCGGCCGGCGCCGTGAGCGTGTGCGTCCCGTCCGGCGTGAAGCTCGCGATGCGCGCGCCGGTGAGCGTGTCCGTGCTGCCCAAGGTTTTGTTGGTCAAGGTTTGCGCCGCCGCGAGGACGCACATTGTGTCGTTTGCCGAGGGTACGATCACGAAATTGGTTTGGTCGTTGGAAAGCTGGAGGACGCCGGCCGACGTCGATTCGACGACCGGATTGGCGGCGCCGCTGCCGATATCGAACACGACCTTTTCGGTTACCGCCGTGCTCTGTCCGAGCGTGAGCGGCAGGTCGCCGATGCGCTGGCCGTGCGAGGCCGCGACCGCGACCGTGGTGGCAATCGCCAGGGCGCCGAGGACGGCGAGGTTGCGTTTGTGGGTCCGCTGCATGGTCGCTCCTTAGACTTCGAGGATGTTGCCGTAGACTTCCGGCTTTTTGCCCGCCGGCGCATTGGAGTCGTCGATGTCCGTGTCGGTCGATGGGGCGAAATTGCAATTGAACACGCGCCCGAAGGTCCAGGCCGACGTGCAGGTGATCGCCTTGTCACCGGCCGTCGTATAGCCGGCCATGCGCAACCCCTCTAGCGATGTCCCGGCCCCCGCCATCGTGATCCCCGTCGTACCACTCGCCTTGGTATAGGTGACGCCTGACAGCGCGTACATGCGCCAACCGACCACGTTGGCGGTCACGGGCGCGATGCTTTGGCTATCGGCCAAAAGCACGCGGAGGTTAGGCGTGGACCCGACTGCGGAAATGGCCGCGGCGAGCGTCGCGTGTGTGGCGCCGTATCCGCTAGCAGCGACGACGACGTCGTAACCCGTGACCGTGTCAAGGTAACGAATCCAAGCACTTATGCTGTAAAAAAGCCAGTTTAGAAATTGGTAGGCGATCTTTTCCAGGGCGGCAAAGCCAGCGTTTTTCTTTCCCGAGCTCGGCTCAATGGTGTTCGCGTCCGCGCCGGTCGGGTACCAGTCGGGATAGTCGGTTGGCTTGCCCATGCGGAGTTTCCTTTATGGAACGTAAAGGGCGCCGATCAGGCCCCCGATTGATGGCGTGTTCACGTCGCCGAGGCCATCGGGGCCGCTGAGTGACGCCGGCACGTTGACGTCGCCGAGCTCGAAAGGGTTGGTCGGGTCGTAATAGCCGAAGTGATCGACCGAGACGCCGGCGACTGCCACGTCGAATAGGAACGTTTGCGCCGTGTCGATGAGCGTCGAGTCAATCGACCCATTGGCCATGATCATGAATGCCGCCGGGTAGAGGTCCTGGAAAAAGGACGCCGTCGCGAGCAGCATTTGCCGGTACATGAGGCCGATTGATTCCTCGTCGCATTGGCTGGCGTTGACCACGGCCTTGGCGAGGACGATGCGTCGGTAAATGTCGTCACTTAGGCCAGGCAAGCGCGTGACGCCGACGATGACGCCAAGGCCATCGAGCTGCACGCCGACCGCGTCGAACACCGACCGTGCGTCGATCATGCCGAAAAGCGCATCCTCGATCGCCTGCGTTTGCGCGTTGAACGCGGCCAGCTTGCCCGTGATCAGGGGCTTGCCCTGGTATTGCGTGAGGAGGCGCGCGGCAGCGTCCTGGACGTGGGTCGTAATGTGAATGGGCGTTGCCATTGCTTTAGCTCACCACGGCGATGCGACTGGAGTCGAACACCGGCAATTGATAGGCGGTCATTGTGATGTTGTTCGACAGGGTTGGCGACGGCGCCGTGCCGATCTTGATGACGGCCGTGAGGATGCCCGGCACGCTGTTGATTGCGGCGATCATGGCTGGCGACGGAATGATCGTCGAGGCGAGGCCGAGTGCATTGCCGTAGGCGAGGAGGAGCGCCGCGACCGCCGCGTCGCCACCGGCCGGGTAGGCCGCCGATACGGTGAGGTCGGCCTCGACGTAGATATTGACGCCGGTCGGCCGTGTAAAGCTGACGTTGTGCGAGACCCCCTGCGAATCGACAACGGCGACCGTCGTGCCCCCATAGGCCTGCATGCCCCCGGCCTTTTCCCCAAATATCGCGGCGGCAATGTCGGCGTCGGCGCCGTTCTCGACGACGCACTCGAAGCATTTCCCGGGGCGGCCGTTGCCGTCCGTCGTTAGGGTCGTGTTCTCAAACACCTCGACCGCCGTGACGCCGGCGACCGCCGCGACCTTGGCGAATATTCCGGGTATCGACCCGCCGCCGGTGCGCTGCGTCGAGCTAGCGCGCCGGAGCTTGAACGCCGGATCAATCTCAATGGCGCTACCGACCACGGCATCGGTCGGATTGCTCACCGTCGCCCATCCGGCGACCGGCGTCGCGATGACGGTGAGGGAGGTTGCCGGCGCGATAACGGGCCCTGCGCTTTCGGCGGTCATGCTGCCGATGACCTGGGGCGGCACGCCGACCGTGGTTTTGGTAACGGTGACGGTGACGTTGCCGCTTGCCCAAGTGAGCGTTGAGCCGGCGACCGCGAGCAAGGTTTGCGGTCCCACCGTGCCGGTAAAGGTGACATCGAAACCCGCCGTATAGTCGCCAGCGACGGTGACCGAGCCGAGCCCGGTGAGGAGGCGCAAGGCGGTTTGCACGGCCGCGGCATTGGCGTTGTATGCGAGGTTACCCGAGCCCCCGAGTGTCCACGGTCCGCCGCCGGTCGGCACGTGGTTGAACGCGACGTGCTGGACCTCGATGACCGCCGCGGCGATCGTCATATCGGCGTCGGTCAGGAACCGCGCAAGGGCATTGCCGGCGACGTTGGCAACCCGGCCCTTGGCGAGGAAGGTCGCTGCCGTGCCGCCGAAAATGACGCCAGTGAGCTTGGAGAAAGTCTTGTCTTTGCGCTTGATACCGGCCAGCGCCGCGATGTTGTCGAGCTGGACGCCTTCCGCCGTGTCGACATAGGAGGCATTGTAAACTCCCTCGGCCAGCCCCCAAAGCAGCGCCTCGCGCTCGGCCATGATGCCGACCAATTGCCCAAGCGGCGATTCGGCCGAGAGGTCGATGCCCTGGCCGAATATGGCCCGCATGGCGACCTCAAGCTCGCCGACGATGACAGAAAGGATCTTGGTTACAAAGCCGGTGGCTGTTACGCCGTAGGTCGTCATCCGAAAACTCCGCTGAAGTCGATGACGTCGCCGTCAATTGGTTGCGCGCTTAGGTTGACCGAGAGCTTGCGGGTCGGCACGTCGAATGTTTGCTCGTAGGCGAGCAGCGCCGCGACGCCGGGCGTCGTGATGATGTTGCGCTTGAATTCCGCGGCGATGAGGGTTTGCGACATGCCCTTGACCCAAACGATGCCGCGGTAGTCGACCCCCTTGAGCGTGTCGAGGAACCATTCACCGGCGATCATGCGCAGGCGCGAGCTTAGGCGCTGCGTAACCTCGTCGCCGCCCGAGAGGAACACGAGCTCATTGTTGACGACCGAGAGGTCGCCAGTCGTCGTGTCGATCGCGAGCGTGGTCAAGTGAGTGTCCCCGGTGCGGTCGTCGCACCTGTCTGTGCGGATGGGCTGCCAGTTGTCGCCACGGGTATCCCGACAGTGACGGTGGCATCCGAAAGCAATGCCGCGTAGATAGCCTTGAACAGCGCCTCCCAATGCGCCTTGGCCGCCGAGTCGGTGATGCCCTGGTCGGTGCAAAAGGCATCGGCGCGCGTTGCGGCTTGTCCTGAGGTCAGCGGCATTACGTCACCTTAAACGAATCGAGCGTTGCCTTGTCCTCTGTCATTTGCAGGAGGTCGGTCGTAAAGGTCGGCATGACTAGCGGCTCGTGGCCAAGCATGGTCACCGTGGTCGCGCTCTGAATGTCGGTCATCAGTTGGTTGACGTCGGCGATGAGCTTGGAAAGCGTCGTGATCAATTCGCCTGTCGCATTGAAAATCTTGAGGCCGGTCGCGCCAAATGCCAGCGTGATCGTCGCCTTGGCTGGCGGGTTGGCCGCCGAATGGCCGCCCGGATAGCAATAGGCGTCGCTCAAATGGAATTTGCGCGGGTCCTCCGGGTCGACGCTGCCGCCCGTGGTTTTCCACTTGTCGAGGCTGCGCTCCGAAAAAATGAGCGTGACCTCGTCGCCCTGCTGGAGGTCGAAGGTGACCAGCGCGCCGCCGCCTCCGGGGAACATGACCGGAACGTTGTTGATCACCGGCAGGTCGACCGCCGCATCGTCGGCGTAATACTTGCGCTTGAGCGAGGGCTTGACCGCCGCAAAGCCGGTGGCCTTGTCGTAGGAGTCGATGGTTGCCGGCATGGCCGTATGGAGGTCGAACAGGCGCCCGTCGACGGCATCCTTGAGCATTTTGACCATGCTCGGGCGCGCTTGCTCGATTGCCGCGTCGACCATTTAGAAGGCCTCCACGGCGTTTTCCCAAGGGCCTTGCATCGTGTCCCCACGGATGCGACAGGTCCGGGCGCGAAAGGTCCCGTTGATCGTTTCGCTTTGCAACGTAACGAGGCGCCCCGGCTTGATCTTGGGATTGATCAGGCTCGTGAAATCCGTGAACCCGTTGATGCGCTTGGAGGGGAATCCGATGAGACCCGAGCTCGCGCTTAGGAGCACCGGCTCGTCGGGCAGCGCCGTTTTGGGGTCCAGGATATTGAGCTCGCCATTGGTGACATGCCATTCCAGGCCGGCTTGGGCGGTCAAATGGTCGAGACCATCGGACACGAGCCCCGAAAAGGAAAAACCATGCTGAAAGAAGTTGGCGATTGATGGGACGATCGTGCCGACCGACACGCCGAGCTTGGAGGCCAGCGCCTTGATGATCGTCGATGGCGAGGTAAACGGCCCATACGACTCCTCGAAATGGACGCCGCGGAGCGCTAGCTC